TTCTTCTAGAGTAATATATGGAGATAACGCAACAGGTACAGATTCTATAACTGGAGCACAATTGAATCCAGAAGGTCATTTAAAAAGTGGATTTTATAGAGTCGCTAAGGCAGATTCAACAATACCCAATGCTACATCTGTAAATTTTGTTTTACACACATCATATAGTACTGTAGGTAATACAGCAGGTTTTGATTTAGCAAGTAATGACAAACAAGACAGTGATCTATATTTTAGATCTGCTACAGGTGGAGGAAGAGGTGACTGGCAAACTATTTATACATCAAGAAACTTTACTGACTCAAGTGCTAATTGGAATGAGGCTTACGGATGGGGTAACCATGCTGACGGTGGATATCTTACATCTCTACCTACTCATGGTCATGAAACTATTCAAGCAGAATCAACATATTCAATAGACGTAAAAGATCATGGAGGTCATACTTGGTTTAGAAATGCTTCAAATCAATGGACTTTTCAAGCAGGATCTAGTGGCGATGATTGGACACAAACATTTACTCATTACTTACCAAATAGAACTACTGCCAATGCTCTAATGATGGAGATTGGGCAAAGATCCTCTAATGCTGTTGATGGTAGTTATAAAGGTGTTAGAATTGTAAAATACGCTTCAAGTAAAGTTGTTGACGGTCATTTACAAGTTGGAACTATTTCTATAACAGACGGATCATCAGATAATTGGAATACAGCCTACGGTTGGGGTAACCATGCAAATGCAGGATATAAAACCACAGATAACGACACTATCTTTAATGGTGGTACAGTAACTAATGCGATTATAGCACCAAGACTAGGATTAACTAATAATGCAGAGGATACCACAGAAAATAGAATAACAGTTTACGACAGTGGAACTACATCATATGGTATGATGCTATGGAACGCAAACGGAACTAGTAGTGATTGGGCAACAATGATATATGGCCCAAACCAAAGCAATAGAAGAATTTCTTTTGGTAAAGCAAATGCAGATTTTGCAAAAGGTCACTCAGGTGTAGATGAATTAGCATGGTTAGACTTAGATAATGGTAATTACTTTACTGATGGTAATATTTATCCAGGAGGCTCAACTACTAAATATGTAAGTACAGGTAGAATAGACAATTGGAATACAGCATACGGTTGGGGTAATCATGCTGATGCAGGTTATATTACAAGTATACCTATAAATAGTAAATATATAAGAAGTGATGTTGATGATGAGGCAACAGGGAAAATTAATTTTGCCTATCAGGTTGCTGACTTTAATGATATTAATGGAGGTCTTGGTGTTACACCTTTTAAGGGTGCTTTCCAAGCAAAAAACAGACCTGGTTCTGGTAATTATGCAACAGGTTTAGAATTTACATATCATGACAGTAAAGCAAGAACACAATTTGCAGCAGCAAGTTCTGGCAACAACAACACTGGAGAATTATATGTAAGATCTGAGAAATGGGGAGAAGATAAAGTCTGGAGTGATTGGTGGAAAATATTACACACTGGTAACTCAAATACAAGTAACTGGGACACTGCACATGGTTGGGGTAACCATGCAGATGGTGGATATCTAACGTCATATTCAGAGACATCAGATCTAGAAAGTGTTCGTGCAAGAGATAATAAAATTGCAGGTGTAATTAACTTTACTCCTGATACTGGAGATATATTACAGGTAGATGGTCAGGTAATACTTAAAAGGACAACAGCAAACGGAGGAATAACTATCGGTCATGATGATTCGGTAATTATAGCAGGTGGTGATACGTCAAGTACATTAAATACCAATATTAATAATGCAGAAGAGACTGTATTTATTGGTGCTGAAGGTGGTCTAAAAGTATTTGCATTTCCAGATAATATGTCTGGAGGATGGGGTGCTAGAAAAGAATGGAGATTCCAAAATGATGGTGATACAGACTTTCCTGGAAAATTATACCCAAGTGGTGGAAGTACGCACTATGTAGACAGCACAAGAATTGCAAACTGGCAAACAGCCTATGGTTGGGGTGACCACTCAACAAGAGGATATCTCACAAGATCTAAACCTGAATCACCAAAAATATTATCACGAATAGTTGGTGACACAATAGAGGTTGTTATTACTGCATCTGGAACTGGTAACATCGATCAATATTTAGTATTTAGTTCTGTAGTAGGAAGTGACTTTGGTTTAATATCTGTCATTCCTCCTGATGACTTTGCAGAAGAAATGTCTGTAATAGATAATTCTTTTGATGAAGGTGGAAAAATTGAGTACAGAGTTTACGCAGTTAAACAAGGGGTTTATTCTGACGTTGCAACTACATCACAAGACTTTAGTGTTGGTGAACTAGAGCCTACTAATCTAAGTGTAGTAGACCTTAATAATGCAAAATACATTCAATGGGATGCACCATCAAGTAAGAAAAGATTTGTAAGTGTGTATAATGTATATCATCATGAACATGATACTCAGGGAAGTTTATTGAGATCAAGTGCATCATTAATTTATTCTGGAACTAACACAAGTTATATGAAACCTACTAGCAATAATAAGTTTCATCAGTTTTGGGTTGAAATAACAGAGTCATAATGAAAGGAGATAATTTATCATATTGGAACTGGTTGTTGTCACAAAGACAAAAAGACCTAGAGTTAGAATTAGAAAGAGAACTACTAGATGATAATCTAGTTAAATTATTAAAATCCTCAATTGTAGAGGCAGAAAATAAAATAGAAGAACTAAAGAATGTTTAAATCAGACGAGTTATCAAGATCTAAGATCAAGAGTATAGTTGGAGCAGGTATGAATGAATACGGAGGCCAATACGCTGTTCTACCTTTATTTAAAGGTGGATATAGTAATACTTTGGTTAATAGTGGTTCTGGTGATTACGATGGTGGAGATAGGCAAATTGGTTTTCCAAACTCTTATGAAATTGATGGTGACCTATTATTTACAGCAGGTTGGGGAGATGGTTTTGCTTGTAGAAGGCTAAACAATGATGGAACTCTAACTAAAATATTTCATGACAATAATTTTATATGGAGAGATACAGGTAGCACATACAATCATATGCAGTCTGTGGCTATTGATAAAATAAATAAGAAGGGTGTACAAATGACATATAATGTTGATGGGTACACAACCTTTGATTATAGTGGTTGTTTAAACGGAGGTACAACATTTGTTAAAGATCCTAGACCGACTCACGCAAACCCACAAAGATTTATAAATGAAGGAGGTATGAATATTTCTTCAGCAGGTCTTTATTATACAAGTGGTTTAGTTTGTGCAGGAGAGTGGTTCTATGTAGGTGAGTATGATGCAAGGCATTATCAAAAATACCCTAGGAGAAATGTAAAAACAGGTGTAGAACAAATACTTACTTGGGAGACAAATGGTAAGTCAGGAACTGCAAATGACGATAGAAACGGATATAGATTTACTTTGTTTTATGATGAGGTAAATGACAGAGTGTTTTACTGTTCATACTACAATGCAAACTTTATGATGATCGAAAAAGCATCAACAGCAAGTCCAGAACTTGTATGGTGTGATTTAGGAGATGCAGGTGTAGGAGATGATGGATATGAAATGGGTTTGTTTGTGGAAGATCCTAATGGTGCACCTAATGTAATGTGGATTGGTGGTAGTAGTAGAATAGTGAAAATAGATGTTACACCATGTATGACAGGTACAAAACCAACTATATTAAAACAAGTTTATGTAAACAATGCAGATAATGTTCAGTTTGATAACTTGTTTAGGTTTGGTAACAAATACCAGAAAACATCTGGAACACCTATGGATAAAGATCCAGAGTATCCAGAATACATAAGAACACATTCAGATAGAGGGTGGAATATGCTAGGTGGTTGGATAGATAAAACCAATGCAAAGTCACCAGGATTTAGAAGGTATAACGACATGACTGAGGATACCACTACAGGTGGTAGAGGTAGGTCTTATAGAAGTGACTACGGTCATGGAATGGTTTTAATGTCTTCAGCCAACGGATCACAATATTGGATACAAGGAGGATATGGTGCAGATGGTCATAGATTTTTAATTTGGCCTAAAGAAGATAAACCTCAGCAATTAATAGGTGACTGGAATGTTTCATTTGGAAGTTATACATTACCAAATAATGGTAATATAGATATGGTTTTTTTAGGAGGATTGCAAAATTATTATGTACCAGAAGGCTGCTCATTAACTGTTTTTGTATCTCCAGATAATGGGGTGACCTGGGAAACTTATGATAAATCTACAGATCAAGCACATATATTTACTGCTAAAGGAACTCAATTAGTAGTTAAGATACAAGCAATAGGTCATCCTGATAGATCGCCTTATAATTTAGGCTATAAAGGCAAAGGTTCAGTAATGTATGGAAGTTTGCATGATGCATCTTTAGACTCTAAAATAAAATTTAAAATACCAAGAAAGCGTTTAAAAGGAAAAAAGAAATAATATGGCTACAACATCACCAAGTAAAAGACATTTAGGGTTAACATCCTCAACATTGATAAGTACATCTGATGTTACTGTTGGTGGTAACCTTATTGTTAATGGAACGACAACTACATTGAATACTGCTACCCTACAGGTAGAAGATAAGAATATAGAACTTAATAAAGGAGGAAGTGCTACTAGTAGTAATCTTGGTGGTATAACTGTTCTAAGAGGGACAAGTGCCTCTGCTCAATTTATTTGGGATCAAGGAAATACTAGATGGGATATATCAAATGGTCTTCATGTTGATGGAGAAATTTTTACAAAATCTCATGGAAAGTCATCACAATGGGCCACAGCCTACGGATGGGGAAATCACGCTGACGGAGGATATGCAGCATCTGGTCATAACCATGATGACGATTATTTAGGTAAGACTGCAAAAGCAGCAGACTCACAAAAACTTGATGGCCTTGATAGTACAAAATTTCTTAGAGACAATGGTTGGAATTCACATCCTGGACAAGATGCTGATCTGCAAATTGATCAATCTGTAGATTTTACATATGCCAACAATGCACCTCATAGTGGGCCATTAATTAGAATAGGAGCAGATAGTTACTCTCTACAATTAAATGCAACTTATAATGATGATGCAGGTAAATTATCATTTAGAAGTTGGAATCAAGATAGTGCAAAAAAATGGAATCCATGGAGGACTATATTTCATAGTGGTGTTTTCACAAACAACTCAGCGAATTGGAATACAGCCTATGGTTGGGGTAATCATGCTGATGCAGGATATAAAACCACTGATAATAATACTCTATATAATTTTGCAGGTACTTTATTTACGTCTAGAAACAGCACCAATGTTATTAAAATAGATGATGCACACTCAAACATGGTTGGGTACACAAATACATCAACAGATGCAGGTTATGCTGATGGAGGTCTTTTTGTAGCAGCATATAGTTCAAGTTGGGTTTCACAAATATTTAGTAATTTCAGAACAGGTGAAATATCTGTTAGAGGTAAAAACAGTGGAACATGGCAAGATTGGAGATTTGTACATGACTCAGGTCATTTTTCTACAACGGATGTTGCTAATGGAGTTACAGCACATGGATGGGGTAATCATGCTGATGCAGGATATAAAACCACTGATAATAATACTCAGTTAACCTCTGCTGAAATTGCAGAGATGGGTTATTTATCTACATCTACTGGGTTACAAGTTTTTAGATCGGAAAAAAATGTTGACGATCAAGGAACTTATATGTTCGCTCAGGACGATGGTGGTTGGACAGGTGGTGCTAGAATGGCAGGTGCTCATAATGGGTATGGAGTTCTTTCTATGCACTTGCACTCTGGAAATTATTACGGACAAATACATCTATCATCACAAACAGGTGATATGGGTGTTAGATTCCAAGAAAACAGTACCACTTGGAGTAGTATACATACAGTACATACCACTAAGTATTTTTCTACAGCCGATGTTGCTAAAGGAGTTACAGCACATGGTTGGGGTAACCACGCAGATGCAGGATATAAAACCACTGATAACGACACCATCTTTTCTGGTGGAAATGTAAAATATCCAGTTGTTATAGATAACACCTCTGCTAATTGTGTTTTACACTGGTCAGATAGTGGTGATTCTACAGGTGCTATAAAAATAAAATTACCAGGATTTCACAGTAAATCAAACTGGTCAATGCTTGTATTGAGGGTGACCTTATATGAGTACACATCAGATGCACATACAATTTATACTGTATCAGGACATGATTGGACAAGTGGATGGTATAATAAAAGAATTAAAAAGCATGGACAGAGTGCTAAGGATTTACATTATGCGTACTCAACCTCAGCAGACGAAGATTATTTAATTTTAGGAGAGGTTACTGATGGTTGGAAATATGGTCATGTTACGGTAGACGTAATTGCTCACCCAGGGTTTTACCATAGTGCAATGAATATATCAACTGGATGGGAAATAAGTCAAAGGACAGATCTTGAAGGTGTTACAATTCAAAAATCAGTTAATGAAAGAGTAATAGATGAATCATACCCATCTGTTTCTAACTGGAATACAGCACATGGTTGGGGTAACCACGCAAGTGAAGGTTATTTAACAGCAGAGGCTGATACTTTAGATACTGTTGCTGATAGAGGTGCTAGTACAAATCAAACTATTAAATCTACAAATGGATTAGGTTTTAGAGTTGATTCATCAGGATCTGCTAGAATAGAAATAGAAAATGGAGGATCTAACTGGGCATATTTAAGGCTTAGAGATGACAGTACGGTATCATGGGACATAGCATCCTATAATGGTGGAGATCTGGAATGGAGACCTGGAGGATCAGAAACAAAAAGAATGACATATTCTTCTGGTGGTGTTTTAACTGTAGGAGATGGTTTTACATCGACAAAAGGAAACACAGCCTATGGTTGGGGTGACCATGGAGATGCAGGATACGCAGCATCTAGTCATAATCACAATGATGACTATTTAGGCAAAACAGCAAAGGCTGCTGATTCAGAAAAAGTTGATGGTGTCGATAGTAGTCGTATTGTTTACGGTGCTAACTCAAGAAGGTCTACAAGAGCAGATGGTGAAGGGATAGTATCTCCGAATCAAAACTCTGGATTTCATTACGGATATGATCCAGACGGAGCACCTTTTACAGAATGGTGGAATTGGCTTACGGTTGCAGGAGCATCATGGACAAGTGGTAATAATTATGATTTTAAACTTGCACACAATTTTCATGGAGATGATTTCTATGTAAGTAGAATGACTAATGGTGTTCAGTCTTCATGGAGAAAAATAGTAGATGAAAGTAGTGCTAGTTATAATAATGGTAACTGGGACACAGCACATGGTTGGGGAAATCACGCAAGTGAAGGTTACTTAAAAAGTTTACCAGGACATAATCATGCAGGTACACATCCACTGATAGAGACAGCAACGGAACGAGGCCCAGACTTTGACAAGTTAATGCCAGAGGCAAACCACACTACATACAAAGAAGTTCATGCAATTAATGAGGGGTTAAATATACCTTCAGGTTACACATATGGGGTTGTAAAATCTCAATACATGGGTAGTATGAAGTATCAAGAATATGTTCCTCATACTGCTTCTAGAGGATCTAGTCCTACTCAAGATACTATTTGGTTTAGAACAAATTGGGGAGGTAATAGTTGGTACGCATGGAGATATCACATACACTCTGGAAATATTGGCTCACAATCAGTAGATAATGCAAGTAAGTTAGACGGTATAGATAGTGGCTCATTCTTGAGGAGTGATGCTAATGACTCTGCTTCTGGATCTTACAGTTTTACAAATTCATACAATGAGTTTGGTAATTCAACATCAAGTGTAACTAATGATGGAGGTTGGAATGCTAGAGTAAATGTTGCAGGATCTTCTCACGCTAGATTAGATGTGAAATCTGTTAGTGATGGAATCATTACTACAATGTACGCTCATGTTGGCCATGGTGCAGGTAAGATTGGTACAATGTCAAGTCATCCAATACAGTTTATGACTGGAGGTACTACAAGAGGACAGGTAAACGCTAAAGGTGTTCTTCATATGGCAGGTGATATTGTTGGTTATTGGAGTTTTTCAGATAGAAGACTTAAAACTAATGTGAAGCCTTTAGAAAACAATCTTGAAAAAGTGTTAGCACTGCATCCAGTAAGTTACCAATGGAAAGAGGGTGAACGTAAAGGAAGCACTGACATAGGACTTATAGCACAAGAGGTAGAAGAAATTGTACCAGAAGTTGTGAGAGAGCAAGAAAGATTAGAGGGAGATTCTACAAAGACCTATAAGACAGTTGATTACGAGCACCTAGTGTCAGTATTAATTGGTGCAGTTAAAGAACAGCAAGAGCAAATAAATGAATTAAAATCTAAAATGTGTAAGTGTAATGGCAAATAACTATAGCATAGAAATTGTAAGATTATATACTAATAAAAAATTAGTAGATGGTGACGTTACTTTGTATAATGTAATCACAAGAGTAGAATACAAATGGATTGCAGAATCACCAAGTGGCACAATAAAATATATTGGCTTCACAAAAGACCTAGAGCCTCCTACAGAAGATTTTAAGCAGTTCATAGATATAGATAAAGGTGAGGTTCAAAATTGGGTAAACCAGGACGATGAAAGAAACACAGCGATTCTAATTTTAGATGAACAAATAGAACTAGAAGAAGCCGAGAAATTTGTAGAAACTCCATTACCATGGAATGAAATATCAGAATAATGGCAGTACCATCAGACGGAGAAATAAGTTTATCAGGGTTATCTAAAGAGAAATCAGAAAATAACTATAATGCTAGTGTAGATATTCCAGGTGCTATATCATTACAAGATCTAATAAATGGTGGTAAAGACTATGGAAGTGTTATTTCTTACGATGTGACTAACACAAATAGCGAACATTATCCTGGAGATACTGGTGCTAATGTAGACCGTTTTAGTCAATGGTTTAGTTATGATCACGATGCATCACCTGCTGAGTATATTGATTTAATTAATTATAGTATGCAGGAGTTTACGGATGGCACTGGTACGTCAGAATCTAAACTTAGTGGTAAATCTTTTCAATTATCAGGCTTTGATAAAATTCAACACAATTACTTTAGGTTACAATTTCTGGACGACACTTTTGATCAAATGCTAATAGATGTTGCAAAAAGTGAACTAGGTAGTCTTAAAGTTTATATAGATCCAGAAGGAGATCCCAGATACAATCCCACTGTAGCAAAAGAATGGACACTTTATGCTGAAGTAGACAAAGGTGGAGAAAGCACATTAACTATTAATGGATCTAAAGGTATGTACGTTTACTTTACTATGTACAACGGTGGTAAAACATATACAAGTTTTGAGGTTTCAAATATCTACTGTCAACCTAGAAAGTAAAACACTTTCTTAATTCAACAACCAAGTATAAATAATAATCACTCTAAAAGAATAAATTCTTTTATTTGTAGAGCAAACAATAAGTAACAATTAAATTATTTTAAAATGAAAAAAGTTAGTAAAAAACACCTAGAACAAATTCAAGAATTAAACAAGAAGCAGATTGACATTAAGATTGCTCTTGGAGATACACAATTAATGCAAGGAGATTTAGATAAAAGAGTTTCAGACTTAAAAGTAGAGTTTACAGATGTAAGCGAAGAGATGAAAAAATTATCTGAAGATTTAAAAGAAAGTTATGGAGATTGCCAAATTGATGTAATGACAGGAGAAATTGTTGAACAGTCTTCTACAAATGTAGAGAAAGATGACAATAAAGGAGATTCATGATTTTATAGTATTTATACTTAATAAAGAGGCTACTGGTTATGTCTCTCACATAGATATTGATGCTGCTTTAGATAGAGCACAGATGTCTAAATTTGTTGAGTTGTATAGTAATCCTAAAATGCATCAACCAGGAAGACCTATTCCTCCTATTGCATACGGTCAAACACAAAAAATAAGTGATGATCTTAGGTATTTTAAATTTCGTAAACAATTTACTACAACTAGTAATGGTGTATTAGATTTAAATAATTTTACTCCAGGTGTAGTAGGTGTGCAAAATCCTAAATATTTACACTTATTAGGCTTGTATGTTGTTGGGACTTTAAATAACACAAGAAACGATGACTATACTGTTACAGATAATATTATATTTTATAATAGAGGAACGTCAAGTAGAACTTTTCAAAAATCTATAAAAATAGTAAGTGAAGATCAATTAGCAGACCGATTAATTTCTCAGGTTGCTTCTCCTTCAACCACAGCACCAATAGGTATCTTAGGGGACTCTGGGGATAAAATTCAAATATTCCCAGAGGTAACCCATTCAGGACACATAATGTATTTGTCAAGACCAACTAAACCTAAGTTTAGTCATGTCATTGATGGAAGAAAAGTTGTTCATAATAGTTCAACTACATCATCAGCAACCTTCACAGCAGATAATAGTCTAACTCTAGCAGATGGCACAGTAGTGGCAGCAGGTGCTACTTATACTTTGTCATCATCTAAGGATTTGGGGTGGCCAGAAGATTGTATTAATGATGTCATAAATAGAGCATTAACATCTTTAGGTGTGCATTTAGAAGACACTAATGTTTATCAGTACACAGAGGTTAAAAACAAAGAAGGATTATGATAACAAAAGGAAAGTTAACAGACCAAATACTTAGACTATACTCTGGTGGTAACCCTTCTGATGATAAAGAAATATCAAGAGAAGATATAAACATTTTAGTTGGTCAGGTAATAAATAGATTATTAAAAACAGATCATGTAAGTGGCAACATGGGTACAGGAGAATTATTTCCTCCTCATACATTAATATCCACTTATATTGTAAAAATAGAGGAAGATAAAATAACAGGTCTTCCAGTAGCATATCTTCCTGTGCATCCAATTAACCTACCTAGAAATATGGGAGTCTGGTCTGTAGAAACATTAAAAAGTGATGTAGCGTTTATTCCGTTACAATCAGGACAAGGGTTTTTATACAGCAGACAGGATCAATTAAGATTTCTTGAGGGCCAAGTTGGTTATTGGGTAGAAGGAAGTATAATTCATTTTGGTGTGCAGGACGTAAACATAAAGCAAGAACAAGTAAAATTAAAACTATTAATTGTTGATCCTACAGTAATAGGAGAATATGATTACTTAGCACTACCTGCTGATTTAGAAGAAGGAGTAATAAAAGAGTGTTTAACTATTCTAGGAGCACTACCAAAACAGGTAGATAAAGTTTCTGATTCAAATAATCAATTATGAAAGTATACAAACTAGATGAAATAGTTAGATCGTCTTTACTTACAGCGAGTAGACCTTTGCATTATTATATGCAGTTTTTACATTATGCAATAAAGGGTGTGAAAGAAATTAATTACGATTCACCTTTTAATATTAAATCTGTAAAACTAACTGTAGATGCAAATCTTGAGGTGACCATACCAGATGATTTTGTAGACTACATAAGAGTGGGTTATGAAAATGGTCAATATGTAAGTGAACTAATAGAGAAAGACTCTTTCAATAGACTAATTAATTTAGATGCTGACGGAAATCAAATACCTTATCCAGATGTAGAGTCTAGTGCAGGTGTAGGTGGATCAGATTCATACTACTATGCATCTCATGCTAATGATAAAAGTGAACACTTAGGTAGGCACTTTGGACATAAGCCTACATATAAAAATTCTTTTATGGTTATACCAGAAAGAAATAAAATAATGTTAGATCCCTCATTACATATGGCTAAACATATTGTGATAGATTATATTACTACAGGGTTAACAGAAACAACTACAGGTACTACATTACCTGCTTACGCTGCCGAAGCAATAGAAAGATATATTTTATGGAGAATGACAGAGCATGATAGAATGACTCCCATGAACCTAAAACAATTAGCAAAAGAAGAGTTTATTCAGGCACATAAAAGATACAGAAGTAGAAACTATCAGTTAACAATCAATGATATACTGAAGTCTTTACGTTCTCACACTTTTGCTGCCATTAAATCGTAAGAATGCAAAATAGTAAAAAAACATTTATATCAGGCTTAAACACTGATGATTCATACTTTGCACATAAGCAAGATGATAATGTCGATGCTCTTAATGTTAGAGTTGTATCTTCTTCTGAAGGAAAGTCAGGATCACTATCAAATATAACAGGAAACAGAGAGGTAACAAACTCTGGCTTATTATATGGAGGTGGTAACAATAAGGTTATTGGAACTTACGAAGATCCTACAACAAATAATATTTTTTACTTTGTTACTAAACCATCTGGTTACTCATACATCTTTATGTATAAATCAGATGAAGAAATTGTATACACCGTTTTAGAAGATGCTAATTTAAATAGTGATTACAGTTTAAATTTTCAACCTACAGAGGCAATCACTGGAATTACATTTATAGATGGTTTGCTTTATTGGACAGGTGTTAAAGATAGAGAGCCATGCAGAATAAATGTAGACAGGGGAATAAAATTAAATCACCCATTATATTCTACAGATGAAGAGGCTTACGAGTCGCCTATTAAAAAAAACATAGTAACGGTTATTAGAAAACCTCCTATGATGCCTCTTACAATAAGAGTCGTTGAGGATGCAGATAGAGATACAAGTTTTTTAAAATCTAGAAGTTTAACTTTTGCTTACAGGTATGTTTATAGAGATGGAGAGATTAGTGTTTTTTCACCTACAACTCCTCACTACCCAAACCAGGACATGGACAATACTGACCATGAAGAGTCAAAGAAAATTGTAGTTGGATACCCACTAGATGAGGCAACACCAACAGGGATATCTGATGATATAGAAAAAATACAATTTGCTGTAAAGTTTGATAAAGATACATCATATTTTGTATGGAAAGAGTTTACTAGAAACTCCCATCCGTCTGAATTTATTTCACAAACTAGTTATGTTCCAAACGTAATAAAAGGTGATTATTACAATGATGTATTAGGATCTTCTGTAGACGATTCTAATAGTATCAAATTGTATGATACAGTACCATACGAGGCACAAGCACTAGAGATAGGTAGAAATAGGTTATTCCTAGGAAACTTTAAGGAGGGGTTATTAAATACAAGAAAAATGGTATCTGAAGATATGCAGGTTTCTGTAGATGTAACACCATTTAACTCAGGATTATTTAATCAAGAGATTAGAGATAGAGGTGGTATTGTAGGGTTTGCTTGTTCATCGGCATATCAAGTTGGTTTAGCATTTTTTGATTTTGCAGGTAGGACAGCAGGTGTTTTAACTGACGACTCAATGAAGGTTATTACAGCCGAAAGAAACTTAGCATACACAACATATAATAGTTTCATATCATATGATCTTAGTGGCGAAACAGCAAAAAGCCTTATACCTGAATGGGCAACACATTATTCAGTATTAAGAACTAAAAATCTAATTAAAGATTTTACTATAGGAAACTTAGCATCAAAGATAAGATACTACCAGTTTGACAGTAATGAATCTTTTACCGTTAGGGTAGAAAAAGTTGATGACGAAGGTGATCCAACAGGTAAATTTTCTGCAAACGAATTCACCTCTTTTTCTCAAGAACACGAAGGAATTGCAATAGGATTAGGTGATTTAACATCGTATAAGCAAGGGTATAGTTATCAAGAGGGTGACCGTATAAAACTAATAACAGACTCTAATGTAATGGAGTTTGCTATAACAGGAACACAAGGTAGGTATGTATTAGCAAATCTTGTAGATCTTAATAGTGGTGATTATTTAGGGCAAACGTCTTTAGCAAATGCTGATTATTCTGTTGTATATGAAATATTTAGTCCACATAAAATACAACCCAACGAATTTTATTACGAATCAGTTAGGGGTAAAATAATGAATCCAGGTTCTAATGATAGAACTTATGATAACCTACAAGGAAAACTTATAGGTGATGTTTATATGAAGGCTAGAATAGCAGATACGTCTAATATTGAACCACACTTTTTTGAGGCATCAGCAAGATCTGAAAATGCATCTAGTGATCCGTTTAAGGGACAAATCGCTTACATTGGATTTCCATATTTCCATGGTGAGGGATTAAATGATATGTCAGCCAACACAGGAACAGGAAGTTATAATAATGGTAACGATCATAGATTTGAAATAAAAATAACATCAACATCTGGGAATGCTGATCAGTTTCAGTGGAGAAAAAGAATATACAGTCAGAGGATGGTAAATCATGCCTGGGGTAATACAACCACTATAACTGGAAATTTACAAACATTATCAGATGGTGTGCAGGTGAAATTTGATAGCACAACAGGACATACCGTTGGTGATAAATGGGCAGTAAATGCCAAACATCCCAACACTGGATTAGGTAATCTAAACAGTAAAACATATAGTCATTACCAGTCTCCTCCAAACGGAGTTATTTTTGCAAACAGTGAAGTTAAAATTCACCATAAAGAGCACCAGAATAAACTTTTTGGTGATGATCATCATGAGTGGACTGTTACAATGAATCCGAATGAAGTCACTAAAAACTTTGCAACTATTGAGGAGATGTACTGGGAGAGTGATCTAGGACAAAAGATATGTGCAGTGCATGGGGATAATCACATATTCTTTAGAAGAAGTACAATAGATCCTGCATCTGACGGTGGTCGTAATCAAATGTTTATACTAGACGAGGAGTCAGAACCTTCTCAACAGTCAGTAAGTCAATCAGATGGAACTCTTGTAAATATGACTATAAGAAGTCAGTTGACACAAAACAATGATGCCGAGGCAAAAGTGGAAACACATCACGATATCAGAGTTGATCAGCCAGATGAATATTCTTATTCAGCAGAATCAATGAATCCAAGTGATGATTATTTTTTAAACTGGGTACAAATAACAGGAAGACCAAATTTAATACCGAAAGACGTAAGCAGTCAGAACAAAGTAACTGGTATTGCATTTAGTGAAACTAAAATACCAGGAAGTAAAGTTAATGGCTTGTCTAAGTTTAGTGCCTTAGATGAAGATAGATTAGATGATGCAACAGGCCCATTAAGAGTCTTGGCTATGACATCTAAAACACAGTCTACAGGTACAGTAATGTTAGCAGTATCAGAAAACGAAACTACAAGCATATACTTAGGAGAACAACAACTCCAACAGGCTTCTAGTGGTAGTCAATTTCTTGCTGTATCAAAAGGTGTTATAGGAACTAAAAACTCTTTACAAGGATCTTTTGGAACTTTGCATCCTGAGTCACTAGCAGTTAATGAAGGAAAGGCATATTGGTACGATGTAAAAAATGCAACAGTAATAAAGTATGACACTAATGGACTTATGCCTATTGGTGATGTTAAGATGAAAACTTACTTTAAAGAAAAATCTGACATAATTGTATCAGATAGTTCAAGTGGTTTTATTCCAGGTACTTACGATGCATATAACAATGAATATCTTATTACCATGCCAGAAACTGGGGAGACCGAAGTAATATTACAAGGCCCTGGTAAATATGGAGACAACCCTGTACAAACACATACTAATACACCAGTAATACAAGAGCCAGGATTCTTTAGTGGAAAACTACCAGTAAGTGTACAATCCCCATGGGAGTCTTATGCAGTTGTAGACTTTGTAGATGGTTTAGGTCATTTTAGTTTTAATAGTCCTTATAGTTTTAACATTGAATCCGATGTTGTTCAATTACCTACTGGATCACAGATAACTGTAGTAAACGCATCTAGTGGTGGGTTTGAAGTTCAAAACAGTTCAGATTATCTATCAGGTAACGGAAAATTGACTATTGATAAAGTCCCTGCAACTGCTACAAGAATAGAGTTAAAACTAAAGCGTATAAAAACTGTTGCACCAAAACAAGATATCCTTGTAAATAATCCTTTAGGTATTTCAGGTACTAAAGAAAACCCAGTACCATTTGACTTTACTCCAGTAAGATTAGTAGAGCCTGATTATGTAGGTGTTCAAGAGGAACAAAAAACAATAGAGTCAGAAACTGGAGTTTTAGTAATTCCTATTACGTCTAATTTTAAATTTAAACTTGGCAATAGTAGTCCAGAATATGGATTTAGTTACTACAACAACGGAGTGAAAACTCAAATACCAATTGAAAACATATCTACAAATGCTACTGCAATAGGATCAGATAGTAGTCTACATTATTATCAACCTGGTAATTGGAACTTAAACATACAAGGAATTGAAGATACAACTACAAGAGTAGATATACTATCAAAAAAATTATCTATACCTGTTATCTCAACTTTTGAATCGACAGATATAACAAAGGTTTCTTTAACAGCAAAAGGTGAAATAGAAGATATAGGAGAAGGATCATTATCAGAAAAAGGTTTTGTAATATCATCTGTAAATTCCATTCCTGCTATTGGTCAGTCAAATACAACAAAAGTTACAGTTTTAGGAGGAAGTGATGTAGGAACAATACAAGCAGTTATAGAAACCTTAACACCTGGAACATCCTACCACATAAGACTTTATGTAATTACGTCTTTAGGTACTGCATATGCAAATAATATTACAACACAAACAGGTGAGCAAGGTACAAATCCTCCAGATGTTGATACGATAGTTTATGATTCAACTGACAAGATTGAGGGTATAATTAATGCAGACGGTGGATCACCTATAACTAAATATGGTTTTGTTACATCGGCTGAAAATAACGATCCAGAAATAGGCGACACAAATGTTGTGGAAAGGAGAGTGACAGGTACAATTAATGAAATACCACATTCATTTATATACCCTATAAGTCCAAAGGCATTTGCAGATGATACAACCTATTACTATAAGGCATTTGCAGAAAACAATGCAGGGATCGTTTACGGTGCAGTAAGTCAATTTAAAACCGAAAAAACAAATGATGGTAAAATTGCAATTATAAATGTAACAACTAGTACAGTTCCTAGAGATGGAGGTGATGTATACATAACACTAGAAAAAACATTTGACTCTGGTGAGGTTTCAGGATCAATATTAGTTTCAGATACTATTGGTAACAGTAAAACATTAATTGTTGAAATACCTGAAGAAGAACCAACAGGTGTAGTCGTTTATCCAATACCTGAAAATACTGGAAGAACTAGAAACATCGGTTTTAGTATACAAAACTTTGAACCTGAGAATATGAATGGTACAGGTCAAAATGTACCAATATTAATAAAGAGCACTGTATCTCAAAATGGTCAAGATGGTGATCCATTTTTATCCGAGGGCACAAAATAACATAATAAGACATGAGTGACTTTAGTTTAAATACAAATTTTCAAGTAGGTGATGAAATCAAAATAGTTTTTGATATTCAAAACAATGCACCTTTAGGTTCAGACAAAACTGTATACATAGTTGATTTGCAAGAAATGCAGGATATTGAAAGTAATCCAAATGGAGAACTACCAAGATGGAGTAATGTTAATGAAAATATAGGAACTTGTAATAATTGGAGTGGGAAAATAAATACACAAAACATTATAAATCAGACAGGTCATACAGACTCAGCAGCACAACTAGTAACAGATGTAGTTAGAGTGGTATCTGGTGTTACATATGATGATTGGTATTTACCAAGCCTTGGTCAATTAGGAAGAGTGTATAATTTGATGGATGTTTTAGATCCTATAATTTTATCAAATGGTGGTAAAAAACTCAGGAAGACTCAAACTCATTATCAACAAAAGGGTTACTGGATGTCTACCGAATCTCAAAATCCCACAAACCCAAATCCAGTTTTCTCAATGTCTTTCAATCCAAATTCTGGTGGTGGTGGAGGATTTGGGCGACCAAAATCTTACAGGTTTAGAACTAGAGCATTTAGAGAACAAGTTGTAGATCCGACTGTAAGTGTTTCTGTTGGAGATATTTTTGGAGGAGGAATAGTTTATAAGGTAGTAGAGGCCGAATCTGAATACCCTGCTCCTAAAACAGATTTAGATATAAACTTTGGTGCTCAAGGAACAAATATATTTTCTCAAAATAACTTACCGAATGCATATACAAATTTTATAGAGCATACTATAACAGAATTAGATAGGCAAAGTCCTGAAATAAAATTTGATTTTTCTAATAGTAATACTCAAGAATACGCTTGGGTTACTAATGTTAGAATATTTAAAAAAGAGAATGAATTAATAACTGAAATACAAGCAGGATCTAAAACAACTTTAGCCTGGAGTGACAACTCAAAAAGATGGGTTTCTAGATACTCTTACATTCCTGAATACATGACAACTTTTAAGACAGGAATCGCTACCTTTACAAACGGAGACCTATTTATTCATGATGATACGGTAAATAAAAATTATTTTTACGGTGGATATTACCCAACGAAAGTTACATATATCGAAAACGTAAGTCCAAGTCAGCCAAAAGTGTATATGAATCATGCAGTAGAAGGCAACACTAAACCAAACTATACAACATTACAAACTGAAGAGAGTTGGATTATGAACTCGGACTTAGTGAGAGAGGATTATATTAGAAGAGAGGGTACATATTACTCTGAAATGTTTGGGGATGTTAATGATCCTAACGTAAGTGATAATGCTACTTACGGTGACAAACTAAGAAGAGGTACTAAACTGAGAGGACAATACATAAAAGTTGGGATGACTTTTACTGATAAGGATTTAGAAGTGAAACATTCTAATATAGGATATATAACAAGTAAAGGACATACAACCTAATATGGCAAACGTAACAAACAAAAAAGAAACTGGTGTAAGTAATTACAAACAGAGGCTTGAAGAGTTACAAAATGTTATGATTGCTAATAATGATATTGAAGGGATTTATGGTGATGGTAAAACTTTAGTAAATAATGAAGAGTTTACAATAACCCATGAGTTTTCAGATCAATTATACATGAGGAAAATGAGAATGCCTGAAGGCTCTTTTGTGATCAGTGCGATACATCATACTGATCATTTTTGGTTTTTATTATCTGGCAGAATACTTGTTACAACTGATGACGAAACTGTAGAACATATTGCTCCATGTTATGCAAAGTCAATAAAAGGAGCAAAAAGATTTATAGTTTGTACGGAAGAGTGTTTGTTTATAAACGTACACAAAAACCCAACAAACAATAAAAACATAGAAGAGGTGCAAGAAGAATTGTACTCATTCACAATAGAAGAATATAATAAAAAAGAAAAATCATGGCAGGAATAGTAACAGCAGGAATGATCGGAGCAGGTCTATCGGCAGTTGGTGGTATCGCACAAATGGCTTCAGGTATATTTGGTAAAAAGAAAAGACAAAGAGAAATCGATGCAATGATTGCTCAACGTCCTAAGTATGAAATTCCAAAAGAAGTAGGAGAAGATCTTGCTATGAGAAGAAACTTAGTAAATGCACAGGTTGATGGACAACAAGAATTAGTTGATAGCATTAACACAGATAAAGCAAACGCTTTAAATAGAGTGCAATCATCATCAGGTTCACTTGAGGATATGTTAGCAGTAGGTGTTGGTGCAGATGCTCAATCTCAAGAATCACTAATAAAAGCAAATGACAGGATAGGTGCTGTAAAAGCACAAAGAAGAAATGATTTCTCACAGTCTTTAAGTAACCTTTCTAGTTTTAGAGATCAAGCATTTAAATTAAATGAACTTGATCCATACAATATGAAGACTGAAATGACAATGGCAAATAATAAAGCATCTAGAGAGATGACTTTTGGAGGTTTAAATCAAGCAGCAGCAGGAATGACATCCTTACAAACAGCAGGTAATGCAGCAGGTTTTGAAGGAGGCTTCTTTAAAAACGGATAAGATTATGGCAAAATTCACACCAGGGTTGATGGGAGCAAAAACAACTCCAACCTTAGAGAAAGATATGTTTGGTGGTTACATAGACAAAGGAATGAATCAACTGCAATCGGCATTGAGTCAAAGTCTTGCACAAAACAAATCTAACAAAGCACAAAGATTTCAACAGGCAGCATCGTTAAGAGATGGAATTGTATCAGGTCATTTTTCTGACGATATGGTAACACAAGTCGAAGCATCAATTGAAAGACTGGCTAAGTTGAATCCAAATGGGAGTAACTATTCTAAGGTGTTAAATCAATCTAACGCAGAGTTGGGGATGACCGTAGCCAAACAAAATCAGGTTACTAAACTACTAGAAAGAACTAGTGCTGCGTTTGAAGGTGATGAAGATAAAAAATATTACGATAAAGAAGGATTTTTTGCATTACTAGAGGATAACACAAACTTAGAGTTAACGTCACAAGATATGCAGGGTGCATATAAGTCATACCTTAAAGGTGTAGATAATATAAATCAAGACGTTGTAAGAGAAGACTTTGTAGAGTTACTAGGCAAATATAAGTTTGGTGGATCAACTAAATCTGGAGAAGGTAAGATTGGTGAATTTTCGACCTTAAAACAAGGAGAGTATTCAGGAGAAAAAACTCAAATGTATAAACTGAAAAACGGAAGATCTGTTCCTGTTTTTACAGACTCTAAAGATGTACCAACAGACCTAGTTGAGAAATGGGGAACATCAAGTAAAGCACACATGGCAATGCTAGATGCTTACGTTGATAAGAAAACAGAAGGACAATCAGGAACACCAGAAGAGATGGAAGCCTTAGAAATGGCAGCAGGTCAAGAATTTGTTTTAGAACAAATGAAACAAGTAATTCCTGATTACGCAAGTGTTTCTAAAACAAGAGAAAGTTTCCAACCAGGTCAAGGTAGTGGCAGTGGTAATAATAATAACACACCAAATCCTTCTTCGCTTGTGGCAACACAACTTAGTAGAGCATTACTAGGTGATCAATCAATTATTGGAAATAGTCCTATGAGTGAATTAGTTGTTGGAAATGAAACAATAGATGGGTTTGACGTAACTAATCAATTTAAGGATATTAAACTTATTCCAGGTATTGGTAAATCACCAGGAAGACCTGCTGCTAAAATATTTAGACCTGCAAACGAAGATGTACTTTACATAGACACAGGTCGTGGAGTTGTTAAATATGACGAATCTCAATTTAATGACTTGATGATTATGGCTTCAAGTGCAGGTAATGGTTTCACAATGAAAGATGCTAATAGTCTACCTGAATACGACAATACATCTAAAGCATTTAACATAAGACAAACGGTTACAGACGGTACAACAACTAAGAATATTTCTGAGTTGACACCTGCTGAAGCACAGTCTGGAAAATGGTCACCTGCAAACCAATCATTAGCAGGTACTAAGTATCAGAAGTATTCAATGAGTGACGATAACAAGAGTAAAGTATTGTTTCACCAACAAGCAGCAGGAAATGCTTTAGCAGCGATTGATGGTTTTAGTTATGACCTAATGGATGACAGCAGTACAAACTATGATCTTAATAAAGAAATGGCTAAGGCTATAAACTCTGCATGGGCAGGGAATTTAGTTACATCTTTAGATGCGACTAGAGTAATTAGGAAGGTTGAAAGAGCAGGAATGTCTGCTAATCCAGACAGAGGTAGAGATAAATACCTTGTAACTTTTGAAGATGGTTCAGAGAAATATGTTACACAATCAGCAATGAAATTCGCCTTGCAGGAAACTCAGTTTTAATAAATCAAAATAACAGAATGGAAGATAAAGAGTTACTTGCAGCCTGGGAAAAAATAGGAGAAATCTATGGCCCACAAAAAAGAACATTTGATGAGTTTAAATTTCAAATGCAATCTAATGACTATAGAAAAGATACTTTTAAAAAATTAGGTAGCAACGCAAAAACGGTTTGGGGATATGATAATTTTGAACAGTTTAACGCTGATAAATTTCTACCTGCACCTGCCTTAAATATAAATAATATTCCAGAAGGTGCTGACAATCTACCTAGATTTAATGCAGCCTCTTCAACTTTTGTAGACCAATCAACAGATGTTGCAAGAAACTCAAGCAATCCTAAATTGTCTGGTGGTAGTGGCCCTGGTGGAAACTCAAGAAGAATAAGTCCTAGAACCCAAGCAATAATAGACTCTAACAAAGCAAAGAAAGAGGAGGCTAAAAAACAAGTAGCACTAGAAAGAGCAAAGATCGCAGCAGCAACTACCTCTGACCTAGTAACTCAAAATGCAGATTTTTATGATGTTTTAAGAAACTATTCCAGTGCATCAGGGAATGACTTATTTGCTAGTCAATTAGATTATAATGACAATAAATTAACTGGTGTTGAAAAAGGAGACTTTGAACAGAAGGCAATCAACTTTCTTTCAGAAGATATGTTTGCTGTTGTAGAAGACACTGAAAATAGTCAGGTCTGGAAAGAACATGGAGAAGAGTATGGGTTTCTAATAAACCAACTTAATTCTCAAGGGAAAGAAATTAAAACTCTACAAAATCAACTTGCAGTAGAAAAAGATCCAACAAAGAAACAATACCTTATAGATGAAATAAATGATATAATGTCTGAAGGTGCTGACTACCAGTCTAATAGACCTACAGAAACAGGTGTATCAAATAAAACATACAAGTTTGGATCATATGAAGATATGCAAGAAAGGTTCGGTAAATTAAACAGTTTACCTGAATTTAAGAACTATCAAAGAGCAATAAATATATTAGGTAAAGTAAGGGATGTTAGTGAAAACTTTGATACTAGAAACCCTGAGTGGGTTGAAAATCAAAAAAACCTAAAAGATGCTCAAGCATATGTAGACATAAAAGATAAGTATGATATTCCAGACGTACCTATACCTGGTCAGTATCAACCAAAATGGTTTAAAGACAATATATCAAAACCAATTGTATCATCTCTTGCAAAGGGAGTAAATGATATACTATCTCTTCCTAGAACACTTTCCTTTAATGACGAATATGGTTGGACAGATGCTTTAGCAGAGGCATCAGAGAGAATATTTAGTAAGGAAAAAAATCCGAACATGGTTCGTGAACTTGGCCAATCAAGTAATAAGGATAGAGGGTTATCTGAAAGGGTTGCTATGGTTGATGACTATCAATTAGTTGTTGATGATAACATAGGTGCTGAATTTAGATCAGCAAAAACTGTAAGAGATAAAGATGGATATTTAGTACAAGACAATGAAATAGTAAAACAAGTAATAGAAAAGTACGAAGCAAACCCTGAAGAGTATAAATCTGAACAACAATACAATTTAGAAGGAGCATTACCAAAATTTGTTGGAGTGATGGCTGATCTAGGTGTATTAATGTTTGGAACAAAAGGCCTAGGTACTGGAGTAAAATTAACAGGTGCACTTGCAAAAGGTAAAGGCTTAACAAGAGCAGGTAACTATTTAAGTAAATCTACTGTAGCAAACAGAATTGGATTAACTGGTGCTGTTACTGGACAGACTCACAATCAACTTTATGGCGAGGCAATAAGACAAGGTATGACACCTACCGAAGCATCTGCTTTTGCAGTCACTGGATCTCTTGCTGTTGCAGCAGTGGCTCAGATAAATCCACAGTTCTATTTGATCGGTGAAAAGAAAGCAGCCTCAAAATTAACAGAAAGATACATTGCGTATTTAGCACAAGGAGGTAAAGAATCTAAAAGCACAGCATTTAAGTATGCCATGAAAGAAGTGTTTGGTGCAGGAAAAAGAGAAATGCTCGAAGAATTAGCAGAAATACCTGCTCTTAATGCAGTTCGTGGTACTTTTAACCAAGTAATGTCACCAGAAAAATCATTTGAAATAGAATGGTCAAGAGGTGAGATAGAAGAGTCAGCAATATTTGGTCTTGCAGCAGGAACTGCAACAGGGCCTATGAATATAACAACTCAATCTGGACTACAACAACAAGCAACATATGCTGCCTATAAAGCAAAAGATAAATTTTTTGGAAGGCTTGATGATTTAGTTGGAAAGCAATACATAGATCCTGAAGATGGTAACACATATTACTATACAAAAGAACAAGCAGATTACAAGAAGACACAGTTTAGTAATTTGTTTAAGCAATTAGATGCTGCTAAATTATCTACAGGTAAATTAAGTGAAGAGTCAGAAACTAAGTTACTTAGTTTATTTCAGAATGCTAATAACATACAAAGGTTAATGGATCAAGCAGAAAAAAACCCTGCTCTATTGGCTGTGTTACAGGCACAATACTCATTAACTAATGATGCAATTGCAAAAGAATTACAAGATAATAAAAAGTCTAAACCAAAAACCAAACAAGAACCTAAGAATCCTCCTGTGGACGGTAATGGTACAACACCAGTCTCTACAGAACAAGCAGTATCAACTGACAATGAAATAGATGCAGCATTAAACAATGATCCTGACAACGTATTAGATGGTAGAGAGAATGTTATTCCTGAAGTAAATGAAAATACAACAGAAGAAGAAGTAGATAACATAGCAAATGAAGCAGTTAAAGAAGGACAAAAACAACAAGCCATCAACACTGGAGCAAATGTTGAGGGTGACCAAAACCTGGAAACAGAAAATAACTCTGAAACCGAAGTTGAACCTGAACCTGAATATGAAAGAAACGAACAAGGTCGAATCATAGTAGGTGAAGGTGGTATTAAAGGGTTACAAAAGAAAAGAGGTAAAGTAAAACCTAAAGATCCTAAAAGACCATTAAAGGAAGAAATAGAAGAAAGAGTTAAAATAGCATCTAACGGTACTATAAATACTGTAACTGGTATTGAGAATAGTAGTTATGGTTACCCATGGTTTAATTCTATTCTTCGACAAGTTGCTGATATTAATACCGATGAGGAAGTTAAAGAGTATTACATACAAAGTATTGAGAACGGTGTAAAAGTTAGTGAGAACAATAAAGATTATTATTCCAGAGAGTTTAAAAGACTTGGTATAGATCCAAAGTTGTGGTCTGAATTAGTTGTTAAAAAAGATTCTAAATCTAAACCTAAACCTTTATTTACAAAAGACGAAGTAACTACAGCAAAAGCAAATAATGATTATCTAAGTCCTTTAATAAAAAGGTTGAAAGAAAATTTCCCTGGTGTTGAAATAGTTGTAGATGCTAAAGCAGTTGAAGAGTTAGCATTATCTCAAAATGTTACACCTGAAGGAGCGAAAGCAGCCAGGGGTGTATACGATGCTGTAAATAACAGGGTATTAATAAATCCTAAAACAGCAAACAAAGATACACCTATCCATGAGTTTGGTCATGTATGGACAAGACTGGCTAAAGAAGAAAGAAAAGAACTTTGGGATAAAGGGATGTCTTTAATTGCAGGTAGTGACTTAGTTAAAAATCTTAGAGCACAGATAGCAAAAAACCCTGACTTACAAAAAGTATACACTGAAGACAAAATATTAGACGAGGCATTAGCAATTGCTATAGGTCAAAGAGGAGCAAAAATATTTGAGAGTCAAGAAGAACAAGGTATCTGGGATAATTGGATCAAAGAGTTCTTTGACTTTATTAAACAAAAGTTTGGGGTAAACACAAACCAAGGTATAGAGGATTTAACACTAAGAGAATTTATAGAGATTGCAAGTACAGAGATTCTTACTGGCGAAAAAATAGTTCCTGTAAGATCAAAACTTAAAACCCTCAATAGTAACATTGAAGTAAGATATAATAAAGAGGGTGACCTTGAAATTATAAACACAAAGACAGGTAAGCCTGTATCAAAACCTACAAGAAGAAAGGTAGAGAAGCAAATTATAGAGATGAATGAATTACCTGCTGAATGGATTGATGCAGGAACAACTTTATATGAGGCACTACAAGAAGACAAAACTAACAGAGAAGGTTTCTATGATCCTGTAGAAGCAGCGTTTATTGGTTACAAAGTAAAGAGACAATCTTTTATAGACAACTCAGATGTAAACAATATAAATAATACTTTAGGAAGAGCATGGTTCTCTAACAGCGAAGGTCAAGCGTTAGATGTTATTGCTATGGAAATTGAAGGCATGGTTTACGGAGGTGAATACAACGCTAGTCAACCTAGAGTTGAGGTTCAGGATCTAGTAGATATCATGCTTAAAAATCCAGGCAACTATTTAGCAGTACCACAAGATGTTAAAGATGCAAAAGATAATTTCATGGAGGTTACAGGTATGTACCCAACATTGAAAAATGCTGAAGCAATTAAAGACAAGATAACAGACTCTAATTCTAAGTTAGATGAGGTTTATGATGAAGACTTTCTTGATCAAGATATACAAAATGATGATGGTGAAATACCATTCCAGTTATCTTTCCAAGCAAACTTTAAAGATCCAATTACAGGATTAACTTATAGTTATGATAAGAACGGAAACAAGTTTAAGGTATTAGAAGACTCAGGTTACGTTACCAAGAATAAAACTCTTAGGGATTTTGCAGACAAACATATGGTTTTGCATACCCCAGATTTTGCGTTCTCTGGTCAGATAAGTAAAGATGGTGAACTAATTGTAGAAGGTAAAGGTGGTATGTACTACCCTATCAAGTTTCATGAAAAAGGATTCTTCTGGGCATCAACAGAATCAGGTGCTGACTCTCTTGTAAAAACCTTAAATGAATCTCTTCAAAAGAATCCAGACGGTAAAATATACATGGGATTAGTAACTGCTACACCAAGCAAACTACTGTCTTCTACAACAGCATCAAACGCTGTAGTAGATATATTTACTACTGACTCATTTATAAAAGGATTAGGTTTAAAAAAAGCACAAGTAAACAATGCATTAGTAGAGGCTGCTAATGAGACAGAAACTAAAAAAACTAAAAAGTTAGATAAGAACAACAAGCCTATAATTGTAAATGGCAAAAATGTAATGATCGATAAAGTTACAGGACTAAGAGCCAATACAAAGAAAAGATTCTCAGTTGAGAATAATTTAAAGTTGATAAGAACTAAACTGGCAAATGATAAATCTTCTTTTGAAGACAGAAAATTCTTTGTCCAGAGTTTTTTAAACTTACTTGCATCAAATGTAAACCCTAAAGCATTAGATGCTAAAGGTAAAATGAAGTATGTTAAGTCAGATAAAATAACTAAAACTAACGAACAAATATTTAAGTTCTTTAAGGAGACTATTGGATATGAACAAATGACTGGTACAGGAGGAAGAATTTCCAAAGCCAACTTGACTAGTGCTGTATCATATATGCTAGGTGAACCATTGTTGAGAAGCGAGTCAGAAACTAATAAAGTTTATGCTGTACTAGAAATCAGTGGTAAGTTAGATACGTTTGAATCAGATGCACATGAGTCATATCCTAAAGCAATAGGGGTTGATACAAAAACAAATGATGCTAGAACTAAATTACATATACTAAAAGACAGAAACGATTGGAGGGATAATTTCGCTGATCCAGATACTGATACAAATATTGAAATTGGGCGACCAAGAAACAAAGATGGTAAACCAAGATCTCATATTCAGATACTACCAACCACAGTAGGATTGACGTATGCACCAGTAAGAGTTCTAAACGAGTCTGAAAATCCAGGAATGTCTTTCCAACTTGAAGGGGATACAAACAAAAAACAAGTCTCTGAAAGTATACAAAGGTTAAAAGACCAAGGTAATTTTACTGAACAACAACTAGTAGAATACTTTAATAGAAGATTCCCTGATATTTCTATAAAAGAACTAGGTGAAATGTACAATGGTAAAGTTCCAGAAGACTCACCAAGATCTGAAAAAAGAAAATACACAAGTAGACTTGAACAAGTATTAAGTCAAGAAACTTTTGAAGAGATCTCAGAAGAGGCTAAAACTTATATTCCAAAAAGAAACAGTATAACTGAAGCAGAGGCTCAGTTTATGTTTGATAACATAGGTCTTGAAGAGTCTATAAATATAATTAAATCTAATCCTGACTGGTTATTACCAGAAGTAAGAATAGCACTTACAAATAAAGTTGTTAAAGGCCTTGAGGCTGAAGCAAGTAAATTAAGAGCAGAAGGAAAAGTCGCTGAAGCAAATGTAATATCTACATCTATAAATGGAATTGTAGAAATGATGGCAAAGGAAGGGACTAAAGCAGGTAGGTTTATTCAAGCATTCAAACTACTAGATGCACTAAGTGTTGATAGAACTATAGGTTTGATAAATAAAAAACTTAAAGAAGCAGGTAAAGATCCCTTAACAAAAGAACAAGAGGCTGAGGTAAGAAGATTAAAAGAAGAGTCAGATAATGCGAGTGAAGGATTGCCTAAGTCAACTGCTTTAGCAAATCAATATAAATACACTGCATCATTAGTAGGTACTGATTTTAAATCATTATTTGAAGCGTATTTCTATGCAAGTATATTGTCTGGAACAACTACACAAATAAGAAACATCATGGCAAATGTCATGTCAATTGGTAACGAACTACTGGTTACATCAATTAGAGAAGCGTTTTTAGGAAACCCTGCTGCAATATTTCACGCAACAGAAGGACTTATTAAAGGTCTAAGTAAAGGGTGGCTAAATGCAAAACACATCTTAGAGACAGGTGTAAAGTCTGATAGGTCAGATAAATTTGATAGTCCTGTCTTGTTAGAATGGTGGAGGTTTAATACAAATAGCAAGGTGCTAAATAAACTATTAAACTCTAAACTATTACCATGGTCTCCAAACTTTTTAAAGTATGTTCAAAGAGCAATGGTAGCAGGTGATCAAATGTTTTTTCATTCTGCTAAAGAAATGCAATCAAGAGCATTAGCAAACAGACTGAAAAAAGGAAAAGATGTAACACCAGAAGATATTAAAAGAGCAGAATCAATTTTAAATCCTTCTAAAGAGGCTCAAGAAAAGGCTAAAGCAGAAGCAAGAGATGATGGATATAAAGACGGAACAACTCAGTTCAAGATTCGAGTTCATGAAATAATGGAGGGTAATAGAGACATGACCATTCAAGGAACGTCTGAAGAGTTTGCTGCAAAAACAACATTTAATTATGAGCCAGAAGGTGCACTAAGTTATTTATATAACTTTATCGTACAGTCTAGACAGATGAAAGGTGTTGGGCCAATTATGACAACCTTTATTCCATTTGCAAGAGTATTAACAAATGTGTTTAATAGGTTCTTACATTATACACCTGTAGGATATGTTACAGCAGCAAGAGGTAAAGTAAGGGTTGCAAGTGGGAAAACAAGAATACTTTCTAAAGAAGAGAAAGCAGATCTTTATATCAAGGCAACTATTGGGTTAAGTACATTAACAGGTCTGGTAGGATATCTAATGTCTCACGCAGATGATGATGATAGTGTATTAAAAATCTCAGCAGCAGGGCCTAAAGACTTTAATAAAAAGTATGAATTACAAAAAGCAGGATGGAAACCTTTTACGGTTACTGTTGGTGATTTAAGTTTTTCGTATGCTGATCATCCTTTGTATTTTATTTTAGCAGCAGCAGGAACATTATATGAAAGTGATAAGTATGGAAACTCTATTGAAGGAGAAGGTGCAGCAGATTTATTTAGTTATGTAGCACTAACAACAAGTATGAGTATGTTGCAACAGTCTTGGTTACAAGGTTTATCAGATCTTGGTAGAATATTAAATTCTAACGATCCTGCTAAGGCAGTAGCAAATAAGGTGTTTGGTGTAGCAAGTTCAATTGCCTTGCCTAATTTCCATAAACAATTAGTAAGACAGTCTATGGAAATAATGGGTGATCCAATAAAAGCAAGAAGAACAGGTACACTAACTGGAGCACTTGATCAATTGTATAGAGATATTCCACTTGCAAATTCTGGTCTTTATGATATGGTAGATAACTACGGAGATCCTGTTATACCACACCAAGGTCAAAAATTTATGCCATTAGATATAAGACTAGGAGACAAAGGTGATCCTTTAACAAAACATCTTGTAGGTGAAGGAGTCTTTGTAGGTAGTGCAAGTAATAGAAAAATTGAAGACTTCGATTTAGGAGAGTCAAGATATCTGGATGGAGATGAGTATCAAGTTTACAAAATGGAATCTGCTAAAGAGGTAGGTAAAGTTTTAAGAGAGAACAGAGATTACTTATATGGCTTAAAAGGTGAAGAACTAGGTGAAGCAGTAAGGGCATTAAAAATAGAGGCTAGAAACACAGCACTTTATGAATTATTTTATTACGGTAAATACAAAAAACTAACCAAGAAAAAGCGATAGATGAGACAAATTAAAGAAATAATTGTGCATTGCACAGCGACACAAGAAGGTAAGCCGATATCAGTTAGCACCATTGATAAATGGCATAAGAAAAGAGGTTGGTCAGGAATTGGGTATCATTATGTTGTGCAATTAGATGGTACAATAAATCAGGGGCGACCAATTGAAAAGCAAGGTGCTCATGTCAAGAATAAAAATAAAAGTAGTATCGGTATTACATATGTAGGAGGAGTAGAATCTGAAAGAGGTGAAGACGGTAAATGGATTGCAAAAGATACAAGGACGGATGCACAAAAAGATAGTTTAGAATACCTAATTGGTTATCTTTGTGCTAGTTATCCAGGTGCTGAGGTTTATGGTCATAGAGATTTCTCAACCAAGGCTTGTCCTTGCTTCGATGCTAAAATAGAATATAAACCTATAGCAGATAAATATGGAAGATAATAGTGGTTATGTAGTTGCTATTTCAGAACGGTTTAGAATCGGCCCTATGTTGGGGTGGGCATTCTATCAACCAGACGAAATAGATAATAGTTATGAGTTAAATATTTATTTAATATTTATAATGATTCACATTAAATGGTGGGAAGGTAATGAGTGATACAAGCAGCAATAGTGGGCCACAATTAAATGCCTTACGCAGTAATTATAATAAATTAGTTTCTAAAAAACTTTACTTATCTAAAAGTAAAAAAGTACAATGGGAATCTAAAAGAAGATTTGGTAATATCTAATCCAATGTCTAAGGAGGATGTAAACATAAATAAGTTTTTAGCAAACAATTGGTCAATTGTGGTCGGTTTGTTGGCTGCTATATTTACAGCAGGAACTATTTTTGCTCAGTTTACTGCTTTAAAAGTGGAGTTAACAACTGTACATGAGAGGTTAGACAAGAAAATTAAAGTCATTAACGGATTAGAAGACAGGATAGTTGGTATCGAAAAAGAATTGCAATACGAAAAAGGATACCTAGAAGGTAAAAAAAAATAAAAAGTCATGAGCAAACCAAAGAAAAAATTTAAAGATACTAAAGTAGGTAAATTCTTGCTTGGTAGTGGATCTAAAATCGTAGATGTAGTTGGAGATCTATTGCCTAATTCTGGTGTTCTTGGGATAGTTAAAAATTTAATAGAAAAGGAAGATCCAAAACTACTTCCTCCAGAAGATAAAGAAAAGGCTTTAAAACTCTTAGAACTAGATCAAATCGAATTACAAGAGGTGAGTAAGCGTTGGGACTCAGACATGAAAAGTGATTCATGGCTCTCGAAAAATACGAGACCTCTAACATTAATATATTTAACTGTAGTTACGTCTCTTTACATCACATTAGATGCATTAGACATAGCGTTTGATATTGACGAAAGTTGGGTAGAACTTTTAAAAACCCTCTTAGTTACGATATACGTTGCATATTTCGGATCAAGAGGATTTGAAAAATATTCATCAATAAAGAAAAACTAAATACCTAATGTGTTGTATATCCTAGGACTTTTTGTAGACCTTTTATAGATAATATACCCATCATCCTTTAATAGTTTAATTGCTTCAGTTTTTCTTTGCTCTTGTATTCTATGGTGATTAAAAGTTTCACTCTCAATTGCGTTTGGTTTAGTATTCATGGTTTATGTGTGATTTGAAAACCATCCAGAATGATCTCTGAAAGGTTTGTTTCTATTTTGTTCTTCTATTTCTGGTTGCTGTTCATTTTTTAAAGCAATCAACAAAAGGATAAGGTATCCTGTAAGATCTTTTACTGTGTCCTCAGTCTTATCGTAAATCCCTTTTTGTTTTATTCTAGATAACTTATCATCTATCCTAGCACATAGTGATACTACTGCGTTCCCCTCACTAAAAACATTAATAGGTGACGTTGCACTATCACCGTAATCAGTGTTTTTAGAGATGAGAAGGCTGATGATTTCAGCACCAACCCTCTCAATTTTTTCTCTAGTATCCATATTAGAATGGTAAGTCTGTGCCTTCTTCCTGGTTCACAAACTGATCAACTTTTTTAGCGTGTGCTTTTGCTGAGTTACCAGATGGAATATTACCATCAGCGTAAGTCACTTTCCAAGCGTTAGCGTTTGCAGTTCTTAACTCTCCATTTCGATCTGAATAACTTCTTAGGTTAACAGATACTTTTACCTCGTCCTCTACCTTGTAGGCATTAAACAAGTTTGCTTTAGCACCAATTGCTTCAATAGGATAGTCTACTGGGTATTCTCCTCCTAGTGTAAGTGTTAGTGTTCTTTTTTCCAAATCTCCGTTTTTTGTTTGGATCGTTAACGCATCAGAGATTGCTTTGATACGTCCTTGTAGTTCAATTGAATTACTCATTTTTAATTATTTAAAAGTGTTATATATATTCAGAGACCTTACAGCCTCTCGCCTTGAGATATTCAAGGACTTCTTCTGTTATACAGTTTACATAATTTATCTTATCTGAAAGTTCTTTATTTAATGCTTTCAGTTTTCTTTTTTCTTTTACAGTATTGTCTTTGTGCACAATGTTGACATGATCTGTATTATGCTTCAGTAGTAATCTATCTACCTCTGGTATTCTTATCTTGTAGTTTACCATACTTATACATTAAGGTGTATTAATAATTTGATTTTTTATAAGCATCTCTATTAACTCCATCATATCTTCTTTATACAATATACAATACTCTTTACCACCTGGTGCTTTATGAAACACAATAGGAACATCTGTGGGTTTGACTACCATGTCTGATAATACTTTTTTGTATTGGGGATTTCTCTTGTAGCACTTTGCCTGTACTGCAAAATCTCCTGTATTCATTAAATCAATTCCCTGGTCATCTAACATTTTAGATCCATACCTTGAGGTTACACAATCTGTAAAGCCTAGTTTTTTAAAATCTTTTACTAGTTGTCTCTCATAATTGTGTCCTTTATTCCTATTTGTGTTTGCCATATTATAGTTTAAAATCTTTATTTACATAAATGCTGTTTGCATTTACCATACTTTTTATTCCAGAATATTCCACAGTTTTATGAAAGCCTTTATATAGTAAATAATAGTCATGTCCCATTCCATTTGGTCTTATGTAATACTTTTCAATTCCTGGAACTATTTCATTTAGTTCTGCTAATCTTACTAAGTCTTCACCTTTCTCGTATGGCTTTGATTTTCCTATTTTACCTCCCCATTTATTGGTTTCCCATTCGGTTCTATGTAATATTTGTAATTTATTGTCCATTGAATTTTGAATATTGTCCATCATGAGTAGTGTCTTCGTACTCATTATAGCAAGTTGTATCAAGGTTATATTTAAATTCTTGCATACCAGTTTTACCAGTAAACCTCCATCTTACTTTCCATACATGAACCTCAACTAATTCTCTTTCAAAGTCTCTATAAACTGTAATTCCGTTATCTACTTTATTGAAGAAGTGTGAAGATCCACTTACGCTGTAACCTGAAGCGACCTCCACCTTCCCATTTTCTTTCTTTAACTTTTGTGGGTGTGCAACTAATATTACTCCACAATCATAAGCCTCTTTAAATATTTTTATTTTAGATAGTTGTAGTCCAGTATACTGGTGCTCATTCATTCCTCTTTCTATCTTGTGCTCAACAAATGCCCAGTTGTCAATTATTAAACAGTTTATACCCATTTTTTTAACTAACTCTTTTCCTTTATTCAATATACCTTCAACAGTAAGATCGTTGTCTTTTAAATTAATAAAGTAAAAGTGATTATTCACAAAATCAATTGCAGGATCTAATTCTTCTGGTTGTAGGCTGTCTACCCCACCTCTTCCAAACTTTTTACCAGAAAATTTTTCTATTAGTTCAGCAACATGAACTTTAATTGGTTGTTTCTCTGCTGAAAATATACCAAATTTCCATCCATGTTTCTTTGCTAACTCAACAATTACTTGATCAACAAAAGAAGATTTACCATGTCCTGGAACTCCAGTTACTAAAGTAAACTCACTAGGTCTCCAAGACATTAATTTATCAAACTCTCTATAACCGATCATGTCACCTTGTGGCATCCCATAATTATAGAGGTTGTGTATTTCGTTTCTAGAATCTGATGCTTTACTCACTCCCTCTAATGGAAATGGCTTTGCGTTGTCTAAACATTTTACGAGTTCCTCTGCTCCATGTTTAAGTAAAACATCATTTGCATCTTTACATCCCTCTGGAAAATTTACTAACCATATCCTTTCTTTACCTAGTCTTCTAGATAATTCATCTCTTAGTTTTATTCCTGGTGCATCATTGTCAAGTGCTAAATAAACTTTTTCTTTATTTTCAAACTCATCAATGCTGTTGTCTAAATATGTCAAGTTTTGATTTCCAGTAGATGCTCCATTAGGTACAGAACAAGCAAATATTAACTTATCTGTCTGTAAACCAGCCTCATAGAAAGCCATAGCATCAAACTCTCCCTCAGTTATTACGCACCATGAAGCAGGATTTATTAAGTCTAAACCATACATGATCATTTCTGATCCTTTGTTTAGTTTAAAGTTTTTTTGAGAATCCCTAAACTTTATATTTATTCTTCTCCCTTTTCTAATATAATTAAATTGAATTACTGGCTTTTCACATTGTACTTGAGGCATATATTCGATTCCCTCGGTTACTCCAAAGTATTCAATAGTGCTATCGCTTATTCCTCTGTCTTTGAAAAACTTTTGAATTTTTGAAGATAGTGGAGATGCTTTTACAGTTGGCATCTCGTAATCACTTTTGTATTCTACAACTGATCCGTTTTCACCACAATGATGACAATAGTAAGTTCCAGTTTCTACCCAGACTCTTAAACATTTTTCGTTTTTGTTTTTTCTTCTGGTATGTGAACATTTAGGGCACTTAGTTTTTTGTGGTTCAGTGCCAGTATTTCCCTTAACATCTATGCCAAGTGATTGTAGTTTTGATAAATAGTCTGTCATATTATTGCTACTCTTTTTCTGTTGGGGGTGACCTTATTAGATGTCATCCACTCTTTATATTGTATTAGGTATTTCTCTATAAATTTATTTCCAAATATCACTTCTGGTGTTACAGAAGACTGATACTTTTCACTCCATTGATCTTTGCAGTAATCAAATACGTTTGCCATTGTTTCACCAGTAATTGGTTCACCATCAAATTTTTTTGATAGAATGCTTTTAAACCTTTTTTCGTATGTTCTTGGTTGGTATTTTTTCTTATACCTATTATTAATGTATTCTATTACATCAGCACATACTTTTTGGTACTCTAAAGATATTACTTGATCAGTCTCTGCAACTGCCACTCTAAACCATAATGGAGTTGTCCTATATTTTGGATGAGATTTAGTTCCTATATTATCAATTAGTCCTTTTTCAGTTAGTTCACTCACATATCTACTCATTGTTCTGGTAGAGGTGTTTAATTCAATACCTAAGTCACCTAAATTTTTATCACAATAATTATCTACACTTGTGTATTTGTATATTAAATCACATAACATATATGATAGTGGTGAAAGATCGTGTTTGCGTAAGACTTCATAAATTACAGTTGTGCTTCTTATCATTTTAATAATAGTTTATGATACCAGAGGTCTCTATTTTTTTTGTTTCTATGAGATTCTAATCTGCATTCTACCTCTATGATTTGATTAAGTTTAAATTCTTTTATCTTGTCTTGTAATTCATCCCAACAATGTATTGCTAAATATGAATTATCTAAAGTTTCTACTATAAGTATCTTGAATGAGTGAGTTCCTTTATCACCTTTTACAGCGTTCTCGCTTCCGATATACCTTACTTGTCCGTTTACTTTTATATTCATTTAATGTTTTCTTTTATAATTTCAGCAAGTGAAATAGTTTTTCCGTAGTTATGCTTTATAAAGTTTAGTATTAAACTGGTTTTTGTATGAAACCCAATGGCTGTTACACCTGGCTCTTTAGTATTATAAAACTCATCCATGATTTGTATAAATTTTTTTTCCATGAACTCTATGTTTTCTTTATCATCTGACTGGTATTCTGCTATGTCATCTATTGTATGTCCAAACATTAGAGATACCCCAGTAAATATGCACAACCCAAAATACGAGTTTCCTTCTATTACAGAATTTACTTCTAATGTGTGTGGGTTTCTAACAGCCAGATTTGCTATGATCCCTTTTTTTATATCACTTAGTTTCATTTAAAAATTTGTTTTATCAATGTCCTTATATCTTACATTGAAAGTTTTACCCCAGATAATTTTCCCCTTGTGTCCAAAGTCTATCTCTTGTGCTCCACGATGAAGCATCATTTGTTTTATAAGTTGTTGGGTTAGTTGTTTGTTTGACTTTGCTAATTTTTCTTCATCTCTATACTGGATGTAGTCTTTAGTTAGTCGTTCCATTTCGTCATTTGAATCAACAGAAACCCTATCAACCATTGCTTTATGCTTTTCAGATAAAAACTGATCAAGATCTACTTTATATTCGTCCTCTACATTTGGCTCTAAGTGTGAAACAAGTCTATAGGCTTCATTGTTGTCTAATGTTCTGAAGTCTGTGTCAATGATTTCTCTTGCTTCTTGAACACTATTGTAGAATTTTTCTGCTTCCACTAATATTGTTTCTTGAATGTTTTGGTTTGCCTCAACAGTAAAAACATCCATATGTCTACCGTCTTTTAGAAAAGCAAATTGACCATAGTGATATCCTAGCACAAGCATATACAATTGTATTTGTGCAATGTAGTATGGTGGGATTCCTCCAGACCATTTGTCTGCATTGTATCCAGATATTGTTTTGATTTCTAAGACTCCTTTACCATTCATTTCATCATGCATGGTTATTTGTCTGTCAATATTAGCAAACAAGAATGGATACTTTGGGTTTACAAATATAGAATTTCTTCTAATTGACTTTCTAAGTTTTGTTTTTGACTGGTAGTTGTTTATCATCTCTACTGGATCTCCAGTCCAGTATTGCCATAAGTCAGCAACATAGTCTTCAAGTAGTCTTCCATGAAACATAACCTCATTATCTATGTTTTTCATGTTGGCAGTTCCTACTGATTGATTCCATCTAGTGATTTTAGATGTCCATGGGTTTAGTCCTAATAGTGTAGAGGCATCAGATCCTCCGACCATTCCTTTATAAACTAAAGTTTTTCTTAATTCTACCCATTCTTCATAAGTTAGATTTGCTGTTGGAATTCGTTTTATTTTCATTGAGTTTTGATTTAAATAAAGGGGAGGTCTGTACATGAAAGTAAAACACTTCTGGGGTGCTTTTCTTTTTGTTGTTGGTTTGTCAACCTCCCCTTAGATTATTTACTTGCTTGTGCTACTGCTTTTTTTGCTTTTAATACATTGATTTGTTTTTTCAAAAGATCCATTTGTTCTTTAGACAACTGGTTTTTGTAAGCAGGTAGTTTTTTCTCTACTGCTGTGTAATCTTTTGAAATGTGTGCCAACATATTCTCGAAGATCTCATTTTTGCTATTATCTTTTATGGTTGCTAGTTCCCTAGCCTCGTCTTCATCCATGATAGTGTCCTCTCCACCATCAGCAATGCCAAAAATAAATAATGCTCTATTGAGTGCTCCAGACTGACATTTTTGAGATGCGAATGGTTCATTTGCTCTTTTGTGTGCAATACCATCTGCTATAATGACTCCGTCTGAATTTAAAACTGATCCTCTCATCATGATTAAACTTTCGTTCATGTCTAAGATTTCAGTTTGTGTGTAGAATCCTTCGCTTCGGAAGTAATCGTTGAAGTATGAAAGTCTTTCAGTCCATGGGACTATTTCTTTACCTCCACTAATTTTTGTTTTTTTTAGTTTTCTTTTCAGTTTTGCCATCGTTATTTTTTATTAAATTGTTTAAATAAATGTTTACTATATAATACTTTCTTGTGTGAAACAAGATACTTTCCCAGTCAAATATCCATCCCTTAATTCTTCTCTGCATACACAATTCCTCAAAATTGTCTAGCAGATAAAGTTTGAAATCCCTAAGAGAGAAACGCTTACGGTCATGTATAATTTCCCTATTGTCGTAGTCAAATCTGACCATATTTTTATGGAATTAATCATGTCGTGGTAGTTTTGCTCGAAGTTAAAAAAATAAAAGAGTTTTGAACAAAAGTTAAGTTAAAAAGTGTTAAATATTTATGAACATATTAACATTGTCTTTTTGTTTTTCTATTGACTTGGTTTCGCTGTGCTGAACATATCGATAAAAAGCAGTTGATCCGTTTTTATGACCACTTATGTTTCTTACCTCTAACTCGGACAGTCCTTTACTTAAATGATATGTTATTCCACTACTCCTAAGTTTATGTGGAGTAAACAAATCGTATAGTTTTTTTCTTTCCTTTACTGGGTTACCCTCATGATCAAAATAATACACAATCTTTTCTTTACAGAATTCATCGTATTGCATTAGTAGTTTTTTTAGTTGCTCTCTAAATGTTTTTATACAAAAGGTGAATGGGTTTTTACTAATATATTCTTTCACATCTTGTGGTAAATAAAACGTACTCACAGATCCCATACCTTTAGTTGTTATTATTGATACAGCATCTCCATCTATATTACATTCAAACCTAACCAGATCACTTACTCTCATGCATGAGTACAACATCATCCTAGTATAATAATATGTATGATGCAGTTCTTTGTTAACTGGCATAGTAGAATGGAATATTTCAACTTGTTCTGGTGTCATTGCTATAACCTCTCCGTTTACTTCTGGTATAGATTTAAGTTTTGGAAACCAGTATCCGTACTCCTCCTCACCTTTGCGTAGTGTAGTTCTTATTGTTTTCAAATGTGATTTCCTGGTGTTAGGATGTTTCATATCATCCAGAAGCATGGTGATGTATTTATTGACTTTACCTTGTAGTAATTTTTTAGCCTTTACTCTTTGTCTTCTGTCTGTTACGGAATTCAAGTCTAAAACATCTAGATCAAAATTAAATTTATATTTCTTCATAGTGTTGTAGACTCCCTTGTAAGATTTGATCGTTGAATAAGAGAATCTTTTTCCGTTATTCAATAGTGTCCCATCTTCTAATTTGTTTATAGTGTCCTTTAGTAAGGACATAAATGTGTCTTGTGCCATGTTATAGGTTTATAGGTTCAATAGGTTTTATAATGAGTCTGAAATGCCTCTCCATGATCAGTAGAGGCTGATAGTTTGTAGTCCCTAGGGGAATCTCTACCTTTCAGTAATTATATCATCTATTTCTTGTGCTAAAACTCCGTAGTATTCTATTATTTTACTGGACTCATTAAAAAACAATTCTGTTTTTCCTTGAATCTTTTGACATAGTTTACTTTTTTTAGTTTTAGATCCATAAACATACTCACATACATCTGTGTGCGTTATTCCTTGTAGTTGTAAAAGTCTTCTGGCTCTTCGTTTGTATAAAGTATGAGTTTTCATATATAGTTTATTTAAGGTTAAAAATCTGTATTTAAATTAATTGATGTATTTCTTTTTTCCAAAATTTTATAAAGGTTTTGATATAGAATAGTACCAATTGTTCTATCTAATAATATGTTAGACAAAACTTCTTTATCCAATCTATTAAAATTAGCCTCTATAAAATCTGTTATTGTATTATTCTGATTTTGGGTGACCTCTTCCAACTTCTCTTTTGTCTGTTTATGTTCTTTCATTAGAGATACATAATCCTCCAGAATATCTTTTGTGTCTGTTTTGTCTACCTCAAAGTCAAAGTCATCTAGTAGAGCAATTACACTTTGATATTTATTTCTAAGATGTTTATCGGTTTCCATGTAGTTCTTAAATTGTTTTAAGTTATGGATACCAGTTGCGTGATTTTTATTAATATATCTAGCAGAGTGTGATATAGGTATTCTTAAATGGTCATGAACAATTTTAAAGTAAATCTGTCTGGCATCTACATTATGTCTTTCTCTGTTACCAGTTTTTACGTTTGCTCTTGTGGTTTTATCAATTACCTTAATAATTGCATCTAGTTTTAGTTTTGTTTGATCTGTCATTTTGCTGTAGTTTTTTAAGATTAGTTTCCTACCTCTGTGAATCACAAAGTTTTTAGGGTTTGTTTTTTTTGTTTGTTTTAGACTGAGGTACTCTGTCTTACTGACTCTCCTATTAAGTGTGAGATGTTCCATTCATCTGACCAATATTTTTTAGATCTTTCAATAGATCCCACAGCACCTCTAGATACTTGGTATCTGGATGGAATTGATATAAAAATATTTGGTTGATAAGATGAATATGCTAAGAAACAAGCACCATCTCTAATTAATTTCTGGCACATCTTAGTGGTTTCACCACCTATTTTCCATGCTTCTCCAGAGTCAATTAAGTCTTGGTAGACCTTTAATCCATACTGCTTTTGCAGTCTTCTAATTTTACTTTCGTTCATTATTTCAGTTTTTTTTTTAGTTTATATACTTACTCTGAGTGCTAAATTAACATATTATGTTAATAAAACAAATTATTCTGCCTCTGGAATTGAATTATCGTTCATTGTATTTTCTCTCCAGAGGTGTTGTTTTCCCTTGATATTGTGATACATAGCCTTAATAAAAAAGTCTGGTGCATCTGGGAACATATCTTTTACTTTGTTAAATATTGGATCGTTTTCTATCATCTTGATTGTAGTTTTACTAATTTTTGAATTGCTGATTTTTCTGACATAAAATATTCTTGGTTTGGATTTTCATCGTGCATCTGTTCGCTTTCGTAATCCCAACATGACCAGACTACTTTATATCTTTCTGGGTTTTCATTATTGTTTACCAGTAATTTATATTCTCCGTAATCCATCATTTCTTCAATAGTCCAGTAATCATCACCCTCATCAAAAGGATACACTACACCATTACGTTTGTCTTTGATTTTCTTTACGTTTATCATGTATTCGATAGTTTCATCAACAGTTTTTAATACATTTACTAGTTGTCCTTTAATATTCATTAAATACTCTATCGATTCTGGATCATATTTATATTTTTTTGATACTGTGTCCAATATGTTTGATTTGATAAACTCTTCCATTTTTACTTGTTCCATTTTATGTGTTTAATTTAGTGAATTGTATTGTTAAATTTTCTTTCCAATGATCAGCATCTTTCTGGTACTCATCAAGAATTTTGTTTACCAGAGGTAACTCATCTATTCCTAATTTAGATAGTCTAGTAATTAGTTCGTCTGTATGCTTTTGTAAGTTTACCAGAAATTCTTGGTCATTGCCATACATTGTGTCTAGCAGTTTGTTGGTTGCTTTTTCAAGTTCTTGCTCTGCTTGTTTCACCTTGTACTTTAAAGAGTGTTTAAATACAGATGTTGTGCTTACCTCATCAAGAGATTCTAATAATAGTTGTGCGTAGAATGTCGCTTTTACTATTGATATGTAAGTTTCGTTGTTTGTCATTTTTTGATTTTTATTTTATTGTTTAGTATTTCAAGAATCTCTGCTATAAATTCTTGCTTTTGTTCTGGACTGGATGCATACAAAGGGCAAGGTTGCCAGAACAACCTACCCTTAGATTTCTTGAATGCTTTTAGAAAGTTTTTGATCATAGAAATATGTTATAAGATATTAATACTATTACTCCAATTGCCCATGTGATTATGATGGCTTGAAATATGTTTTCTTGTGTCTGGTATTTCATTAATCTTTAGTTTTAAACTCTCCTTGTTCTGCATTACATTCAATCCACATATCTATAGCCTCAAATGTTTGGCTTACTATGTATTCATTTTGTAATACCGTTTCTAAAACTTCCATCGCTTGATCATCGTCACAAACATAAGTTTGTTGAACATCCCATGTACCCCATAAATTATTAGTACAATAGCCTCGTTTTTCAAGTTCTTCTTTTAGTAAGTCAGATGAAATATCTTTTAAGTGTTGAGCATTGGACAAGTCTTGTAGTCTTTCATTTTCTATTCTTGCACATTCTAAATCTGTGGCAAGTCGTATAAAAGCCTCCCAGTTATCAACCTCTCTTACTACAATATCTTCATCACCTCTGGTATCAATACAATCTACAAGATATCTTCCCTTATAGATGATATCACAGAGTTCTTGAATTTGTTCTACATCTGATTCTGCTTCCCAGTCTTTACCAAATGTTGTTTCTGCTTGTTTTTCTAGGTCGTTTTTTGCAACGAAACCATAAGTAGATGTATATCTACCCTCTAAATTTGTTTTCATATTATATAGTTTTAATATTTTGACAGAATTTCTCTGTCGGTTTCTAATTGTTTTTTGCTCAAGACGTTCATCATTGGAGATGTAGTTACTTGGCCTACGTTTTCTCTAAAAAACGAATCGTGGTCATAAAACTGATTTTCATTTGTTTCGTCAATACATCTTATTGATGTGACATTGTCTAAAAGAAAGTCATCTCTTTCGATTACATC